GGGCGGCGAATATCGGTCCCTCGGGGGGCGCCCGATTTGATATTCCGCCCGATATCGCCGGGCGGGCCGAATAATGCCGGCCGATGCCGGGCGCCCACAGGACCAGGGGCGCCGGCACACCCGCAAGGGCGCCCCCTCCACCGCGACCTCGACGCTCCTGGGCGAGTACCAGGCCGCGATGCGGGCGGAGCTCCGCGCGGTCCTCGGCGAGCTGCAGGGGTCCGGGGGCGAGCAGCTCGGGCTCGACGGGCAACCGATCATCAAGCGCCCGGCGCTCGAGGCCCGGGTGCGCCTGTGGGACCTCGCCATCAAGCTCGGCCGCGAGCTCGGGACCGAGGTCGACGTGACGCCGGCGCCGGCCGACCAGGCGGCCGCGGTCGCCGAGCTCCGCCCCCGCCGGCGGGGCCGGGTCGCCTACGGTCCCGATTGAGTCCCGCCCTCCGGGCGCCCCGCTGGCAGACTCCCCTCCCCGCCGGCGTCAAAGACTCGTGGGGACCTGACGTCGCCGACTGGGCGGTCGCCGAGCTCGGGCTCGAGCTCGACCTGTGGTTACGCCGGGCGCTGAACCGGGCGCTAGCGATCGACGCCCGCGGCCGCCTGGTCCACCGGCATTACCTCATCAGCACGGCCCGGCAGAACGGCAAGACGGCCGGGGTGCGGGCCGTGACCGGCTGGGCGCTGACCGCGGCCGCGACGCCCCCCTGGTCGACGATCGTCGGGCTCGCGTTCGATCGGGCACAGGCCCGCATCCCGTACACCGCGGTCCTCGCCGACCTCGAGCATGTCAAGCGCCGGTACCCCCGGGGCGGGCTCGCCCTGACCCGCTATCTCGGGATCCGGTCGGACCTGTACGGCCGCCACCGCGAATACACAACGGGCAGCCGCGAGTCGCGCGACGCGCTGCGCGGGCTGTCGGTCGACCTGGGCCTGTTCGACGAGGTCAGGACGCAACGGACCTATGAGGCCTGGGCGGCCCTCGAGCCGACGACCAGGGCGCGCCCCTCGCCCCTCATTCTCGCGATTAGCACGGCCGGCGATGACCGATCGGTCTTGCTCCGCGATTGGTGGGAACGGGGTCGACGGATCATCGACGGGGCCGAGGCGCCGGCGGGCTTCGGGATGACCTGGTACGCGGCGCCCGACGACGTCGACCCCCGGAGCGACCGCGCCATCCTCGCGGCGAATCCGGCCGCGGCCGAGGGCCGGCTCGAGCTCGGCCCCATCCGTGACAGCTGGCACAGCCTGACCCCGCATGCGTACCGGCAGGAAACCCTCAACCTCTGGTCGGAGGGCGCCGACGAATGGTTGCCCCCGGGCACGTGGCCCCGGCAGGTCGGCCGTCAGCCGGCCGAGGCCCTGCGGGTCGTCCTGGGCGTCGAGGTCGTCCCGACGTGGCGACGTGGCACTGTGACAGTCGCCCTTCTGACCGATGCCGGCGCCTGGGTAGGCGTCGCCGGCGAGCTCGACAGCTCGAGGGGCACGACCTCGAGCATCGCGCCCCGCGAGCTCGTCGACCTGGTCGACCGCCTCGCCCGCGACTGGAAGCCCGTCGAGGTTGTCTACTCGGGGGCGGCCGCGGCCGCCCCACACCTCGAGGCCTGGGCGGAGCGATCGAAGCGAACCGCGACGCCCCTCGGCCCGCGTCAGATTCGGAGCGCGTCGGCCCTGTTCCGATCGGAGCTCATCGGGGGCCGGCTGACCCATGCCGACGACCAGCTGCTCGCGGCCCAGGTCCGGGTCGTTCGTCCGTCGGCGCCCCTCGAGTCGGGCGACTGGTACCTGTCCATTCGGGATTCGGTCGGCGAGGTTGACGCGGTCCGTGCGGCCGCCTGGGCGGCCTGGGCGGCCATCGCCCCCGAGACCCGCAAGGTCGCGCCGCAAGTGTTCCTGTAAGGGGGCCTGGGCGATCCTAGGGGCGAACCGATACGCCCGTCATGGTGGACAGGCCGTGTATCGTTCCGGCTCGTGGGGATCCTCGACCGGTTGATGGGTCGCGCCAGTGGCGCCCCGGCGACGTCGACCGCGGTCCCGACCTCGGCGCCGATGCCCGTCCCGTGGGTCGACCAGCACACGGTCACCGGGCTGTCGGCCGTGTGGCGATGCGTGACCCTCATCGCCGACACGATCGCGGATATGCCGTGGACCGAATGGAAGGGCGACGAGCTCCTGCCGACGTCCCGCCTGGTCCGACGCCCGTACGCCCAGATGACCCGCCGCGAATGGACCTGGAGGACGGTCGCGACCGAGGCCCTATTCAGCGTCAGTTACCAGCTCCACGTCGGAGGCTATGACTCGTCGGGCGCGCCCTGGTCGCTCCTGCCCCTGCCCCCCAACCTCGTCAACCCCTACGGCTACGTCGACCCGTGGGGCTTAGTCCTGCCGGCCGAGTACATGGTCGCGAACATGCACGTATCGGCGAGCGACCTGACGATCATCCGGCGGGCGCCCTTCCCCGGCGTCCTCGACCGGGTCGCGGGCATCCTCGACATCGCCCGCCGGCAGTTCACCGCCTATGTCGCGGCCGACGTCGCGATGTCGCGCTACTGGCAGGCCGGCGGCCCGATCACCACGGTCATTACGACCGACCAGGAGCTCGACACGACCGAGGCCGACGCGATCGCTCAGCGCTGGGTCGACCGTCGGACCCGGGGCGCCGATTACCCCGCCGTGCTAGGCAAGGGCGCGCATGCTGACCCGTGGGGCGCTGACCCGACGAGCGAGTCGGCCGTCGAGGCTCGGCGCGAAATCAACGCTGACATCGGGCGGTATTTCGGGGTCCCGACTCGGATCCTCAACGCCCCGGCCGGCGACAGCGAGACGTATAGCAACGTCGAGAACGACGCCATCGACCTGACCCGCTACACGCTGCGCGGCTACATGGGGCCGATTGAGGACGCGATATCGGAGCTTCTGCCGGGCGACTACATCGAGGGCCGGCGGATGGTCCTCGACCCGTCGCGCTTCCTGCAGGGCGACCTCCCGACCCGGGCGACCGCATGGGGCGCCCTGGTCGCGGCCGGCATCGTCGACCTGGACGAAGCCCGGACTCGAGGGTTCGGCCTACCGCCCAGGCGCCTCGCGACGTCGACGACCCCGACGGGCAGCTCGCCGACGGTCGACACCATCCAAGCGACCGGGACGTCGGTCGCGATCATCGGCGCCGGCGCAACTGCCGGCCCGCCCTAGCGGAGGTTCGGACGATGGCGAAAGACAAGGGCAACGAGCTCGAGGATTCCGAGGTCGCGGCCGCCAACGCGGCCGAGGTCGCGGCGATCGACAAGGCGGCCAATGCGGAGCAGCTCCCGAGCGAGCCGGCCGAGGGCGAGACCGAGGCGGCCGAGGCCGAGCTCGCCCGACAAAAGGACGTCGTCGACGCGGTCGCCGAGGCGCACGAGACCGAGCTGCCGCAGCTGGGCGGCCCGCTGCTCGAGCCCGGCCTAGGCCAATGACCGAGCTACTCCGTCGGACGTACCGGGGCGAGCTCCGGGTAAGGGCGGCCGGCGACGGGAGCGACGAGAGAATCATCGAGGGCGTCGTCGTCCCGTTCGGCGAGGTCATCGACGTTCAGGACTCCCCAAACGGCCCGCGTTACCGCGAGACGATCGACCCGGGCGCGACCGGCGACGTCGTCCCCGAACGGGTGACCCTGGTTAGCCTCGACGCCCCCGGGCAGGAGCACAACACGCACCAGGGCGCCCGCCTGGTCGGGCGGGGTATCAGCGCGTCAACCGACCAGGCCCGCCTACATATGGGCTTCCGGGTCGCGCGCACGGTCGCCGGCGACGAGCTGCTCGAGCTCGCCCGCGATGGCGTCCTGACCGAGCTATCGGCCGAGTTTCGGCCGGTTGAGGAGCGCCGACGCCCCGATGGTGTCGTCGCCCGTTCGCGTATTGACGTGCGCCGCGTCGCCGTCGTCGAACGGGGCGCATATGACGCCCCGATAACGGCCGTCAGGGCCGCACAGGAGGGCGCTATGCCTGCATCGACCCCGGCCGCCCAGGGCGACCCGACCGACGACGAGCTCGAGCAGGACGCCCCGGCGACCCCGCCCGCGAGCTCGGGCGATCGACCCAACCGGACCCGCGTCACCGTCGACGTCGAGCGCGCCGAGCGCGAGCTCGAGCTAGCGCGCGCAGCTGCGGAGCGCGAGACCGTCGGCGCCCTCGCCCGCGGCGCCGGCCCCCGGTCGTCAATCAGCATCACCCGCCCCGAGCAGGTCTACGGGCCGAGCTCGTCGCATAGCTTCCTGCGCGACCGGTTCCGGGCGTCGCTCGGCGATTGGGAAGCGGCGCAGCGGGTCCAGCGTCACGACGGGATGCTCGGGGAGCTCGCCGAGTCGATCGAACGGTCAGCCGCCTGGGACTGGCAGTCGGGCACGCTGCAGCGGTCCTTCCAAGGGGGCACCCTCGCCCGAGCCGGCGACGTCCTGAGCGCCGAGCTCGGGGGGGCGATCCCGACAGACTTCGTCCCGGGCTTGCTGACCCCCCGGATCCTCAAGGGCCGCCCGATGGGCGATTTCTACGACCGCTACCCGATCGCCGACGCCCGGCCGCGAACGTTCCCCAAGGTCACCACCTCGACCGCGGTCGCGGTCCAGTCGGCCGAGGGTGCGGCGCTGGGCTCGACGGACTTCGCGACGACCGCGGTTACCGTCCAACCGTTGATGTATGGCGCCTACACGGACGTCAGCCGGCAGTCGCTCGACGGGGCCGACCCGGCCGCCCAGGCGATGTTGATGCAGGACCTCATGGAAGCCTACGGGCAGGCGTCCGAGACGGTCATCAAGACGGCCGTCGAGGCGGGCTCGACCGCGTCGGGCGTCGCGATCACCGCGGCAACCCCGTACGCCGGGACCCTCGCGAACGTCATCAACTATTACGCGGTCCGGTTCCGGGGCGCGACGGGTGCGTTCATCCCCTCGGCCCTGTTCCCCGTCCTCGCGGCCCAGGGCGACACCACCGGCCGGCCGTTCCTGCCGATGATCGGCGCGACGAATAGCGACGGGGTGACCCTCGCCGACGACGTCGAGCTCGCCCTCGCGGTCCTGACCGCCCGTAGCAAGCTCAGTTACGCCTCGACCGCCAACGTCAACGTCTTCGGCCGGCCGACGGACTTCGTCACGTTCGAGAGCTCGGTCGCTTCGTTCAGCTTCGACCAGGTCGTCGGCCCGCAGGCCGTGCGCATTGGGATCTGGGCGTACCTGGTCGTCGGCGCCCGGCTCGGTTCGCTCAAGGTCACGGCCGCCTAATGGACCGCGAGCTGCGCGAGGTCCTCGCCGAGCTCGTCGGCGCGCGTCAGTCGGCCGGCGTCCCGGCCGAGAGCGATACGGCCCTCCGGGCCGCCAAACTCGAGCGCGATCGCGACCCCAACCGGACCGACCCCAAGCACACCCAGGACCGCATGGACGGGGCCGTCCATGAGCTGCGGGTGCGGATGGGGCTCGAGAAGGCCTAGGAGACCGTCGGGGCGCCCCTCGCCGGGCGCCCCGGCCGCTAGCGAGGGCCGCCAATGGCCGACCAGCTGTGCACGACGGCACAAGTCAAGACGCGACTGTCGATCACCGACGCGACCGACGACGCCCTCATCTCGGAGCTCATCGACCAGGCGTCCGACCTCATCGAGGACTACACCGGCCGAAAGCTCATCCCCGAGCCCGCCGTGACATACATCGTCGACACCGCGCGCGGCTCGAGGATCGAGCTCCCGCGCGGGATCAGGACGGTCAGCGCCCTCGCGGTCGCGGGCACCGATCAGCCCGACACCGGGGGCACGTATACGGCCGTCCTCGCGGCCGATATCGTCCTGCGCCCCTCGCCCGTCAACCGGCGCCCAGGCTGGCCGGCGACCCAGCTGCTCATCAAGGGCGCAGCGCCCCGCCTGGTCGACGCCCTCAACGGGGCGACGATCACCGGCGATTGGGGGTTCAGCCCGACCCCGCCGGCGATCGTCGCGGTCGCGATCGACACGGTCATCCAGGCGTACAAGCTGCGCAAGTCTCGGGCGACCGGACAGGTCGGCGCCGACGACGTCGACGCGGGCATGGTCCTCGCCGATGCGCCCGCGCGGCTCGCCCGCTACCGCGGCGGGGCGGGGATTAGCTAGTGCCCGATTTCGCGGCCATCGGCGCGGCGATCGCGGCCCGCTATGCCCCCGGCACCCTCGCGACGCCCGGGGGCGAGACCGCGGTCCGGAGCTCGACGAATAAGCCGCCCGACCAGCTCGGCGCCCTGCCGGCCGTCCTCATCATCCCGGCCGATGGCTCATTCGGGACGGGCGCCCGTGGCGTCGGGGGCCGCCACGGGACCCGCCTCGGCGAGCACCACTATTTGGCGCAGCTGTACCTCGCCCAGGTCGCCGACGGGGACCTGGGCCGGCAGATGGGCAGTCTGCAGGCCTGGTTGACGATCCTGGTCGACGCCCACCTCGCCGGGCTCGCCCTGGGCGGGCTGGTCGTCGCCGTGCGCACCATCAGCTGGCGGGTGGGGATCCTGCGCTACATGGGGACCAGCTTCGCGGGCGTCGAGCTCCGCCTGCAGGTCGTCACGGCCGAGGCCTGGTCCCCCTCGTGACGGTCGAGGTCGACGCCCGGGACTTCCGGGCGGCCGCGGTCGCCCTGGGCTCGTTTGACGGGATCGTCGACGACGTCATCGGCCCGACCGAGCTCCGGGCCGGCGAGGTCCTCGAGGCCGCCATCCGGTCGGCCGGCTCGCGACACCGGGCGACGGGCAAGATGCTTCGCAACATCAAGGCCCGCCCGGTCGGCTCGGGCGTCGGGACCCGGGTCCGGGTGACGACGGGCGGGTCGGTCGCCCACCTCATCGTGGGCGGGACCCGGGGGCACTTCATTAGCCCGACCAGGGGGCGCGCCCTGGTCCTCGCCGGGGGCGAGCTCCGCAGTCTCGCCCACCATCCCGGCACCCGCCCGGACCCGTTCCCCGCGCGGGGCATCGCCGACGCGGCCGACGAGCTCGACCGTATCTACACCGACGCCGGCGCGGCGATCGTCGACCAGCTCGCCGACGAGCTCAAGCGGAGGACCTAGCCGTGCCCGGGATTCAGGATTTCACGTACCTCAACTTCGGCAAAGAGACGGTCAGGGGGACGCCCGTCGCCCCGACCCGCAAGTGGATCGGCGACGCGACCGGGGTCCTCGGCCCCGACCTGTCGCTCAACTTCCACGAGGGCGAGAACCGCGGCCGGCGGGCGACGATGTTCCGGGTCACCCAGCAAGCCGAGGACGTCGTCGTCAAGGTCCGGGCCGATGCCACGTTCGACGATTGGGTCTGGCCCCTTACGCAGCTCAAGGGCGGGATGACCGGCGCCGGCGGGGCGGCCGATAAGACCTGGGCCGCCGCCCCGTCAATGACCGCCCTGAACAATCAAGAGGCCTACAGCCTCGACATCGGCGACGACACCCAAAACTTTCGGGCGCAATACGCGATGTGGCGCTGGTTCACCCAGAAGGCGAGTGTCGGGGACGTCACCAGCCTCGAGGGCGAGCTGTTCGCGCAGCGGGTCCAGAAGGTCGCCAAAGCGACGCCGGCGGATCCCGCGAGCTCGCCGAAACTCGTCGGCGACCTGTGGACCATCAAGTTTGCGACGACGTTCGCGGGGCTCGCCGGCGCAAGCGTTCAGACAAACTTCATCACCGACCATGAGCTACACGTCGACACCGGGCTTGTGTGGCACCACTACCAGGACGGGACGTACTTCGGGGGTCAGCACATCGAAACGTCGTTCGGGGGCACGCTCAAGATGACCGTCGAGTCGACCGCCCTCGCGATCAGCGAGCTGTACGACAAGTGGTACGCCCAGACGGTCGACTACATCCGACTCAAGAACACGAGCCCGGTCGTCCTGGGCGGGTCGTTCCCCTCGCTACAGCATGACTTCGCGGTCGCCTACAGCAAGGTCGTCCCGATCGGCGACGAGCAAGACGGGGTGAACCTCTACCAGGTCGAGGCGAACCTCATCGACGACGGCACCAACCCCCTCATCAGCCCGACGCTCGTCTGCAGCCTGACGGCGATTCCGTGACCGCGACCGTACGCAAGCTCAAGCGCCGGGCGGCCGCCCGGCCGGCGCCCAGGACGGTCGAGGTCACGCTGCCCCCCGACAGCCCGTACCCCGGATGGTGGGCGATCGCCCGGGCAGATTTCCCCGCCCGCCTGTTTCAGCTGCTCGGGTCGCGCAAGCTCGCCGACCTGGTCGCGGCCCTCGGGGTCATCATCCTCGAGCACAACATGCCCGACACCGAGGGCGAGGTCGCCGAGGAGCTGCTCGACGTCGACCCGGCGCTCGGGCTCGCGGCGATGGCGGCCGCCATCGCCGAGGCGATCGGGCAACTCCCAAACCGATGAGGGCCGCGATGCGGCGCTACGCCCGCCACGATCGGGGACCGATCCCCTACCGGCTCGGGCGTCAGCTCGTCGCGGCCCGCTATGGCACAACCCCGACCCGCGTCGACGGATGGCCGGCCGATGACTACCTCGACGCGGTCAGCTGTCTGGACGCGACCGCGGTCCACGTATGAGCGTCTCGACCGCGACCCTGCAGCTCGTCCTCGAGGCTGAGAACCTCGCCGACGCGGCGCTCGGCGACCTGACGACCGGGCTCGACAAGGTCGCGACGAAAGCCTCAAGCGTCGCGGGCAAGATCTCGGGCGCGTTCGGCCGGCTCGGGGGCGCGATGAGTCAAGCGCTCGGGCAGTCGGTCGAGCAGCTCGCCCAGGGGGGCGACCTCGGGACGGTCCTCGCCGGGACGGGCGCGATGATGGCCGGCGAGGTCGCGCAGGAGTTTCTCCCCGAGCTCATCCAGAAGATCGCGGGCAGCTCCGTCGTCGCGGCCCTCGCGGCGCCCCTGGGCGCCCTGGGCACCGCGGCCGGCGGGCTCATCTCGGCCGCTATCCCGATCGGGATGGCGCTCCTGCCCGTCCTGCTCGTGGCGGCCATCGTCGCGGCTATCACGGTCCTCATCGTCAACGAGCAGATCCGTAACCAGGTCGTCGGGTTCGCGACCGGGCTCGTCGGGACCCTGCTCGGCGCCCTGAGCTCGGCCCTGGGCGCCCTGGTCGACGTCATCGGGCGGGGGTTCGCCCTCGCCTGGGATTTCGTCATCAAGGGCGTCCTGCCGTTCATCCTGCAGCTCGTCGCCCTGTGGTTGAGTCTCCCGGGCCGTATCGCCGGCCTGGGCGCCGAGCTCGTGACAACGATCGTCAACGGGCTATCGTCCCTGCCCGGGCGGGTCGCCGACCTGGTCGCGTCCGCCTTCCGGTCGCTCAAGATCGACGTCGGCCCGTTCCACATCTCGGGGGGCGGGATCACCGTCGACCTCCCCAAGATCGACCTGCCCCACTTCGCCGGCGGGGTCGCCGGATTCGGGGGCGGCTATGCCGTCGTCGGGGAGCGAGGTCCCGAGGTCGTCCGACTGCCGCGCGGCTCGGACGTCATCCCCAACGGCGGGACCGCGGCGCCGAGCTCCGCCGGCGGGTTCCGGGTCGTCGGAATCAGTGAGCGCGAGCTGCTCGACATCGTCGACCGCGGCCTGTTCGTCAAGCTGCAGCGCTCCGCGGCGACCCTCGGCTAGTGGTCCTCGCGGCGCTGCTCCCGATCATGCCCGGTGGCAGCGCGTCGCACCCGTTCAGCCTGTACGTGGGCGGGCTCGACGTCATCAAGTCGCCGGGCGGGACGGTCGGCGCCCCGGTCGAGTCGCTCGAGCTCGTCGAGGCGGGGCCGGGCAACGCGTCAACGCTGACGTTTCGGATCGACGACCCGACCGGGTCCATCGGCCCGCTGCCCGACAGCGTCGCCGTCCTGTATTGGGACAACGTGAACGACGTGCCCCTGTTCCGGGGGACGCTCAACGGCTACACCTCGCGGCCGATGCCGGCCGCGGCCGGGCAATGGCTCGAGCTCAGCTGCGACGGCGGAGAGCGCGAGCTCGAGCGCATTGTGCCCGCGGATTCGTTCCCCTCGAGCATCAACGTACAGTCGGCGATCGCCCGCCTCGGGGCGACCTGGACGGCCCTCAACGCGACGCTAGGGACGACCCCCGAGGGCGACCGGGCGCACCCGGTCGGATGGCTCGGCTACGGGCTCGGGATCCCGTTCCTGCAGCAAGCGGTCGCGGTCGCCGGGGTGACCGTGCGCGAGGCGATCCGGCAGGTCGCGACAAACGGGCTCAGCAACCCCGTCGGGGCGGCCCCCTACCCCATCGTCCCCAACGTGACCGTTGACGCCTACGCCGGGCTGCGGGTGTGGGACCCGGGCGCGCAACCGGACGACTGGACGACCCTGACGGTCACCGATACCGGCGCCGTCGTCGCCCAGGGGCTCGAGTACGAGGTGACCGGCGGGGACGTCGTCCGCGAGGTGTACGTCGCCGGCGTCAACGCGGCCGGCTCGGGCTGGTTCGCCGATGGCTCGGGGATCCGGGGCCGGCAGGCGTACCTCGCCGACACGACGAGCGACACGGCCGTCAAGGCGGCCGCCATCGCCCAGGCGTACCTCGCGACCCAGGCGACGAAGATCCGGGGCCGGTTCGACGTCCTCGACTGGACGCCCCCGACGACCGTCCATGCCGGCGGCCTGCTCAATCTCACAAACTCGACGATCGGGCTCGCCGGCGTCGTGTACACGATCGGCGAGATATCCAAGCGCTTCCAGCCGTCGGGACGGCAGGACTGGTCGGTCACGTTCGGGGGTCAGCCTCGCTCCGTGACCGGCGAGCTCCGCCGGCTGACCCGCGGGACCCTGAGCTAGCCCGGAGGACCTCATGCCCGAATCGCTTATCCAGTTCACCGAGGGCTCGGGCAAGAAGGTCCACACCTTCCAGCGCACCATCGGCGCGAACAACGTCGAGGACGAGGTCGTCATCGCGGGTGAGCAGTACCTCGCTAGCTACATCCTGACCGCCCAGGCCGTCGGGCTCGGCACCGCCAATGCCCACCTAATCCAGGTCATGGCCGGCGCGTCGCTGCGGGTCAGGATCCGACGGATTGAGGTGTGGCAGCGCGTCCTCGCGACCGCGGCCGGATTCAAGGAGATGCAGCTAACCAGGCTGACGACGGCCGGGACGGGCGGGGCGGGGGTCACCGCTAACCCCCTCGACCCGGCCGACGCGGCCGCGGGTTTCTCATGCCAGATCACCCCGACCGTCAAGGGGACCGAGCTCGGGATTCTCGCCTGGGCGAATCCCTATTTCGTTCAGACCGCGGCCGCCTCGTTGTCCTTCCCTCAACCGCTGTTTGTGTGGGACTTCGATCGGCCCCGGAGCAAGCCGCTCATCTTGGCGGCCGGGACCGCGAACGGGATCGCCCTCAAGGTCATAACGGCCGACGCGGCCGCTCAGGTCTCGTGGACGATGTGGTGCGATGAGTCGAGCTACTAGGCCGTGACCTACGCCCCGGCCCAGCTCAAGGCGACGGCCGCCTATTGGGTCGCCCAGGGCGGGACGAACCTCGGGATCGTGGGCGACCCCCGTCACGTCGGGGGCGGGGTGAGCTACCACCTGGGCCGCGACCAGCTGACGGCCGGCGCCTACTCGCGGCAGACGACGCGCGACCGGGCGGGCCTGTCGGACGGGGCTAGCGCGATCGACCTCGGGCGCTTGCACGGATCCCTCGAGGAGCTCCGCGCGTTCAGCTCGTGGCTCGTCAGCACGGCCCGGCGCAACCTCCCGGGCACGTCCGACATGCGGGAGATTATTTGGACCCCCGACGGGCTGACGGTCCTGCGATGGGACCGACAGCGGGGCTATCGGTCGGCCCCTCGAGGGGGCGAGGCTGACCGGACCCATCTCACGCACACACATATCAGCTGGTACCGGGACGCTGAGCAGCGCGACCACTCGACCGCCTTCCGGCCCTATTTCGCGGAGGACAACATGCCCGGCCTCACGTTCCGCTTTGTCGACCGGGTGCCCGGTATCGCGACCGTCGTCGGGGGCGGCCATAGCCTCATCCGGACCGATACCGGGACCTACGCCCCCGTCCCCGCCGGGCAGCTCCGCGAGGTCGCCGGGGCGATCGTCCTCGTCGAGCCGTGGGGCTCGTGGCCCATCGGGACCGAGGGCTACCTCGTCGGCAACGTGCCCGGCCTGCTCCCCGATAAGTCAATCGCGGCGATGCTGCTCAAGAAAGACTGCAGCTTTGCGCCGGCGACCGACTGCGCCGAGCTCGAGGCGCAGCTCGCCCAGGGGCACACCGACGCGGTCGCCCTCGCGGCGGAGCTCGCGCCCCGTTGAGGCTCGACCCCTCGAGCGCCGCCCTGTACGCCCTGGTCGCTGTCTGCCTGGTCCTCATCGGCGCGATCCTGACCCCGGGGTCGGTTGGCATCAACGAACGGGGCGCGCTGCTCGGGGCTATCGCTGCGGTCCTGTTCGCGATCGGTTGGCGCGCCCGACGGGATCCCCCGCCCTAGAAACCGCGCGGTAACCGCGCGGTAGAAAGCGCGCGACTGCGGGTGCCGGTATCCCGCCACGTGCTACGCGCGATGCATCACGTTGTACGATGCTGCTCCTAATGGATGACCCAATGAGCACCGCAGCGCGACGCCTGGTCCCCCTCGACGATCTCGTCGGGCGGAGCGAAATCGGCGACCGCCTCGACGTCGTCCCGAGCTCCGTCGACAGCTGGCGCCGGCGCTACCGGGGCACGTTCCCCGAGCCCGAGCTGACCCTCTCCGGTACGCCCCTGTGGCGCTGGACGGCCGTCAAGGCCTGGTACCAGGCCGAGCACCGGCACACCGGCCGGCCCCGGAAGGTCTCCCCGGTTGGCTAGGCGCGGCGCCGCGATCCTGACGCCCGACGAGCTCCGCCGGCTGGCGCCCGTCGACCCGCCCGGCTGGCGCTGTCCGTGTGGCGCCGCGAACCTCGACGCCCGGCGCTTCGGCTGCGAGACGTGCGCGCGGGTCCGGGTCGCGACCCCGGTACCCCGGTTCCCCGCATGGTGAAGCGCGCCCAGGTCGTCGAGCTCGTATGTCTGCGTCCAAACGTGCGAGTTTCGCACTTAGTACGTCATCGGGCGGTATCTCGGAGGGCGCATTAGTGCCGAATGGTGTGCGTTATGTCTGACCAGCTGCGAATCGAGGAGCTCCTGCCGGGCGGTCCCGCTAGTGGACAACTCGACCTCACGACGGCCGAGGCGGCCGAGTACCTGGGCGTCGACCCGGCGACGCTGCGCCGCTATCCGATCCCGTTCGTTCAGTACGCCCGGAGGTCGGCCCGGCACTACCGGCTCGAGGACCTCGAGCGCTTCCGGGCGGCCCGGTTCGTCGAGCCCGGGCTAGGTGGATAACCAGGGGGCAACCGGTGGACAACCGTCGGGATCCGGTGGACAGCTGGTCGAGCTCGACCGCGCGCGATGTATCACCGCGGGCGACCGTGCCCGACGATGCGCGCGATGCATCGCTAGACACGGGGCATACGCTCGGGAGGACCGCGGCCCCCCATCGCGGTAGGGGGGGGCGCCTGGTCGGTCCCCTCCCCGCTCCCGACTCCCACCTGTCCGAGCGCTTGCTGCTCAAGGCCTACGGGCTCGACCCCGACGACCTCGAGGGCGAGAGGATCCGGCGATGAGGGCGCCGGCGCCCTGTGCGCGCTGTGGGCGAGCTCCCCGCCTGGTCGACCTGTACCTGTGCCGTCAGTGCCTCGACGATTGGGAGACCGACCTCGAGGTCGCGACCGCCCTCGAGCATCCCGAGCCGCGTCGGTTCGTCGTCAAGCGCTTCCACTGGTACGGGCAGTGGGGCAACCTCGACGAGCCCAGGGCCGGCCGATGATCGACGACGACCGGTACACCGGATGGCGCCGGCCCGACGGGTGGAAGCTCGTCAACCTCGCGCGCTGTCGGGGGTGTGGCGCGTCGATCGCCTGGGCTATCACGTCGACCGGACGGACGGCGCCGCTCGACCGGGACGGGGCGTCACACTTTGGAACATGCCCCGAGGCCGACACATTCCGGCGCCGGCGGGCGCCCCGATGACCCCCCGGGGCGCCCGCCTGCTCGACGACCCCAACGCCCTCAAGCGGGCGATGGTCGTCAGCCTGCTCCAGCTGTACGTCGTCGGGCACTGGCGGGACGGCCGCGAGCTCAAGGCGGCCGAGCTCCTGTACATCCGCCGGCTCGCGCTGCGCCTGGTCCGTGACGTGTTCCCCGTCCCCGAGCGCGACCGATGACCAGGCGGGGCTTGTGGTGGCGCTTCGTGTTGCTGTGCTTCCTCGCCGGGCTGGCCCTGGGCGCGCTGCGCGAGCTGCTCGCGCGATGAGCGTCGCCGAGCTCGGGCAGATCGGCGACGTTCGCTACATCGTCTCGAGCGACGTCCTGCTCACCCCCGAGGACGCCGGGTGGCTCGGCGATCGCTTCCGGCAGTGGGTCAAGGACGGGGGCGACTGGCCCATCGTCCTGGGCTCGAGCGCCCATTTGCTCGCCCTGCGGGGCGACCGCTGGGTGTACCTGTGTCACCCCGACACCCGACACCCGGCGCCTGAGCTATGAGCTCGAGGTCGGCCCTACACCGGGGGGGCGGCCGCCTACGGTCGACACGGGCTAGGATCGTGGCGCGCGACGGGCTGCGCTGTTGGCGCTGCGGGCGGGCGATCGACTCGAGGTTGTCGGGCTTACACCCGGCTGGGCTGACCTTGGGGCACCGGATCCCCGCCCGCAGCGGGGGCGGGGACGGCGACGCGAACCTCGGCCCGGAACACCGCAGCTGCAACCTCGCGGCCGGCGCCCGCGATATACCGCCCCCCGCCACCATCGCGCGCCCTATTCCGGGCGATATATCCGCCGCTCCGCCCAGCGCGGGCGCTAATCATTCGGCGACGATAATCCAGCCCATTTCGGGACTAACGGGGGATATTCGGCCCGATAATCGCCCCAATAAACGCGCCGGACCGATTATCGAATCGAAAATCGCGGCGACGACCTCGGTTTTTTCTAGATCGGCAGATGGCAGC